TTCCATCATCTGCTCCTGGCGTGTCTCTATTCTTGCCAATCGGTCTGCGAGAGATGATCCACCATTAGGCGTAAGAGTCCAAAGCCAACCGCGAACCAAGTAACGCAAACCACCAATAAAGATAGCAAGCGTTGATGCAATGGCGAGAGCGAATCCCGCCCAATCACTTGGAGTCACCGTAGACCATAGCCTTCATCTTTAGGATTGAGCCAGCGCATAATCGGTGGAATTGTTGCTAAAGCACCAGCGTAAGCAATGTGCTTAGGGTTTGTTTCCCCCGCAGCGACAAGTGCAAGTGCAGCTGTTAAAAACGCTCTTCCCCAGCTTGCTAGCATCTTCTTCAGGTCTTTGTTCATTTGTTCCTCCTAGTAACGGGATGTTAAAAAATTTCGAATCCGTGTCGCCAGCCTTTGTAAAACTGACATGGATGTGCTTGGTGTGTGGATTAACTCCCGTGTACTTGCGCCATTTCCAGAAGCTTCTAGCGCTTGCAATCTTGTTATTAAAGATGACATAACTAATGCGTTTATCTGACTTGGCTGCAATTCGTATCTGATCGGCAATGTAAGCAGCCGTAGAGGCTTGTCCATTGAAATCAGCATCGAGATCGATAGCGCGGACAATCCCTGTATCAGGGTCAGGGTTATGATCGCTCTTTCGGGTTGAGTGCTTTGCATCTCCGATCGTGCCGTCACTTTTACGGTCTCGGTCAGGATAAGCATCGTCTGCCTGCTCTCTTAACTGGATAACCGATTTAGAAAGTTTTGGCTTCATCCAAGTAGGAGGCAAGCCTCATCCTCAGTAATGCCTAAACGCTCTAACAATTCAGCTTTAGCTGTTGCCTTTGCTTCTTTTTCTGCAAGCATTGCCTGGCTTTCAAGTTGATCTCTTTCAAAAACAGCAATTTCCTCAGCCGTCATAGGTTCAACAATGATCTCACCTGTTTCCACATTGTGGATAGTTACATTTAATGTTTCTTTAGTCATTAGTTCACCCCGTAAAGTATGTAAGTACCGCCAGTCCAGTTACCGACATCACTAAAAATGTCTAACTCATTAACTGCTCCAGTTTGATTGTAAGCACCTAAAACACGCCCTAATTGAATCGCAGTTGAGGTAGTTTTGTCGTTTGTAATTGCCATGATGTCAAACATTTTCCAAGTGGTTGTATTGGCATAATTGTGAATATTAAAAACAGCCATGCCTTGCGCTGTTGTATTACTACCATCAGTCGTACAGTAAACAGAATCATAACGATAAGTTTCGGCAGTACTTTGTCCTGATGAGGAAGATGCGTAACGATTAGCGGTCGAATCATTGTTTAATCTAAACCGCAAAGTTAAATTGGTGCTTGTGGCTATGTGGTTTCTGATAACTAATTGCAAAGATTTGTAAGTTGCGGGTATAGATTGAATTCTGATCGTTGTGCTACCTGTTAAATTGCCAGTTGCAATTTCTGTCATCCCACCGCCCGCAGCTGGTGTCGCCCATGTCGGAACGCCACCTGCAACGGTCAAAACCTGTGAAGTCGTGCCAATAGGCAAACGGGTGTTTGTGTTTGCTGTTGCTGAGCGGTATTCAATATCGCCAAGAGTGGTAGACGGATTTAGTGCCTTAGTCGTAGTGTCTACGGATGAACCAAGAGTACGGATAGCTGCTGCGCCATCCTTAACAAGGCTAGTGTCATCTGGGGTAGTCCACCCATAGTTTGTAGTCGTTGCCATTTGTCTCCTTGATTAGGCTACTATTGTAGCGTTATTCCAGTCCAAAGTAGGACTTATCGTGTTCCATGATTCGGTAATTGGTACAGAATTCCATCTAAACGCCTGAAGGCTAAAAGCCACAGGCGAGACGATTATTGTCAAATCCAAAGCATTAAATCGGGTAGTCCAAGTCCAACCTTCTACAAAGCCTTGATAACGCCCATTAGAGATATTGAGAGGTAGATCCTCGATGTCTAGTGGTAAGCCCATAAAAATATTAAAAGCTTGATCTCTGGAAGCATCTGGAATATTAGGGTTAGTCATTGGGAAAGTAATGCTCTTAAATTGATATTGCGGGAAGGCGCGAATGTCTAGATAAAACTCTGCCTGACTTAAAGCATCTGCTCCGTTTTCAATGGTGGTTTGTATGTTCTGGGCTTGAGTGCCATAAACTGCAATCGATGCAGCATCTTCGGCTGTTTCTTGTTGGCTATTTTTATAGGTAATAGTCACCTTGTTACGCACATCCCCAAGTCGCTTAGAGCTTGCTATGCCACTAGCATAAGCCCAGCCGCCATCTACATATGCATATCCATTAGCTGCTAAATATTCAGATCTGTGTGTAGAGTCTGCATAACCGATACGGCCTGAGGCATCCTCGTAAATGTAGCCAAGTCCAGAAGTTGCAAGACTAGCCACTAGAGAATAAATATCTGTAGTGGAGGCTGACCTAGCAGTTAGTTCGTAGTCTCCTGGGCGATCTATCTCACCAAGGCCTGCGTTTCCTGCCGTAGCCCAGGTTGCCGTAGGGTCGTAAGCGTTCCAGGTTTCAGCGGCTGGCACTTCGTTCCATTGGCTAAATAGGACAGAAGATAAAATCTCATAGATTTGGTCTCCGTCAAAATCCTTAGACAATACGCCTTCAGTTAATGCCTTGGGTAGTTTAGATAATGCTCCTAAAGCTGTAATTGTGACATTTTGAGTAATGGCTGGCTCGCCTGTTGCCACGACTATATCTATGTCTGATATATCTCCGCCAAACAAAGGGATATAAGTACCTGTGGAATCTTTAATCTTAACCACAATAGAATCATTAACATCAAAGGCAATAGCTGACTGGGTTAGGTTTTTTAAAGTAAAACGGCAATAACCTGCAACAGGTTGGCTATAAATATCTGAACGACCAGAGGTAATAGTTAGATCTGACAGGACTAGGTTTGTAACATCACCTAACCCATTTACCTCCACCGCCCAATCGGGATTCCAGAGTGTCATACTGCGACTAACGCTCCTGCTCCAAGAGTTCCACGATATGAGGATTGATTAAGTACCTGGACAATTTGACGAGCTGCTGATTCTGAATCGATAGCCCCATTGACTGTGATGTTATTAGTAACGCTTGCACCGCTAGCAACAAAGCCTTTAGTGGTTGGCATAATTGGAGGTAATGCTAATCCAGTAGAAGGCGATGGTGCAGTAGGAGTCGTAATTGAAGATCTAGTAGTTCCTCCGCCAAAGCCTAAGAATCCCGCTACTTTGCTACCCCAGTCAAAAAGGGTTTGGAACGCGCTGATAAGTTTACCCACGGCTGAAACTGTAGTACCGATTACTGTTCCGATTACCTCAAAAGCAACCTTGAAAGCCCCGCCCATAAATGGTGCTAGGACATTCTTACTAAATGACCATAACGCTGAAAACGCTGATCTGTTTTCCATAACAGCATCTTTAACCTTATTGAACACAGATTGAACGCCTTGAAAGATTGGAATGAGAATAGTTTTAGCAACACTAATAATGTCCATGAATACAGCCTTGAGGCCACCTTCTCCACCTATGCCACTAGCAAAGGCTTGAACGGCTGGCACAATATAAGTAACGATATTCTCAACTAAAGGCGTAATTGCATCAAGAATAAATGATCCAACTGTCTCTTTAGCTTCATCAAAAGCAATAGTTAAACGAGCCATCTTTCCTTGAAAGGTATCTGCCTGAATTGTTGCCTGGCCTTCGAAGGTTGAAGCTAGTTTGGCTGTTACTTCATCAAATGAAAGTGTGGCAAGTTCAGCCCTAGTAATACCTACACCAAGCCTTGAAAGACCCGCTAGGTTGCCTTCCTGAGCCTTTGAAAGGGCTTCTGTAACTGCTTGGAGGCTTTTACCTGTACCTGCTGCAATATTGATTGCGATTGACTGTAATTGCTGAGCCTTTGTAACATCGCCAGTAGCACGAGTTAATCGATCTAGAGACGGACGAAGTTCATCATCTGTAACACCGAATAACAAAGATTGCTTAAGAATATAATCTTCTGTGGCCTTGATCTGCTCATCTGTAGCGCCAGTCACATTTCTTAATGTGGTTGCTAGTTTAGCCTGGGCTGCTTCATCTTCAATAGCAGCTTTAACACCATCAATGGCTAACTTACCAGCATAAGCTGCTGCTGCTGCGCCTGCTGCTAAAAAGGCTGCGCCTGCGACTTTGCCAAACTTAGTAACCTTGTCACCAAAGCCAACTACTTCATTATCGGCCTTGTTAATATTCTTGGTAAAGTCATTGATATCTGCAAGGAGTTTGAGCGTTAAGGCTCTACTATCTTTAGCCATTATGTCCACTCCTTCAAAATCTTATCAAACGATTTAGTCCACTCAGCTACAATGTAAGGCTGAATTCTGCGTAATGTTGGATAAATAAAATAACCCTTAGATCCTCGCCCACCCGCAGGGTTAGGCCCTGACCAAACAGGGAATTGCTTTAACTTATTAGTACCAAACTCGGAAGGCCCCCAAAGTACTTTAGTCGTTGCACCACCTGAAAACTTTTGAGCTGCAAAGCCATAAGTGATCTCACCAATACGGCTTGACTTTTTTATTTTGGAACCTTCAGCAATGCGAGTAGCAACTGCTCGGGATTGTAATCCCGATGCAGCGCCAATCACTTCTTTGCGAGCATATTCTGCTAGAGCACCAGACTGGCGCTTGGCTTCGTCTACTGCCTGCTCGTCCATATTCTTTAGCGCCTTAAAGACTGCACGAAGTTGGGTTTTATCGAGAGCCGTTTGTTCAGCCACGATTATTCCTTTCCTCTAGTATCTCTATTGCGGTTAAAATATCTTCTGCTGTTTGCCATTCTGACATAGGGATTTGAGTCGCTATTGCCAGATCAACTAAGAGTCGGCTTACGCTTCCTCTTGGATGGCTTTTGGGTCATCGCTTCCCACCTCGACATCTGCCACCGTCTCCATCCAAACCTCTAGTGATTTAACGGGTTTTCCGCCTGCCTCTCGCTTCATTGCTGAATGAGCTACATACAAAATATCCCACATACCACCAAAGTTAGAGATGACCTTTTTAGTGGCCATCTCCCACTTGGCATAATCTGGTGGTCTGACTTGGTAAGTATCTTCAGATCCATCATTGTATTTAATTGTTATTTGCTGCTGCATTGTTTGCTCCCGTTTCTAGTTTTTAGCTAAATGTTTCTGTAACTGATCCCTGCGATACCTTGAATGTAAAGTCTACAGTCTGAGCATCTGTTCCAGCGCCTCCTGCTGTAGGAAACTCTGGCTTAATTGGGAACACGAACTGTGCGCCTGTAGCCGCTGTAAGTGTGATGTTAATGTCTGTATCTGGCGCTGTTTCTGCTGCTGTCCATAGAGCTTCGCAAACTGAGTTTGCCTTGCCCCAGTCTGCAAGCATTGAAAGAGCGAACTCACCCTCAACATTTACGGTCTTGTAAGCTTCGCCATCGAGAGTCTGATATGTCTCACGAACATTTGTCTTTGTTAGAACTGCGCTTGTTGCTTGTGCTTCGATATCTGTTCCACCTGTGAAAGATAGAGAAATATCGCGCCCTGTAATTACCACGGTTGCCATATTATTGTCCTTAGTTTGTTTGTGTGTAGTAGGTGGAAACTCTGATATCGGCCACCAATACATTGGATGGGCCAACTTGAGTTACCGTTGGTTTTTCAACTGCTCCGATTGTGTACCCTGCTGGGATAACCTTCAGAACACTTATAACTAGCTGCTCGAGATTATCGAGCGATGCAGGGTTGCTGTTATAGGCAACCGCTACAGATATAACTAAATTGATCTTAATGTGAAGCGTAGACTTGTTAATAGTTTCAAGCTCTAAATATGGTGAATCTGGAACTGTTACTACAAAAGGAACCATCGGTGCTTCTGGCACATATGCATAGACATTGCCTGCTACGCCTGCAAAGGCTGTTGCTAGAGGCTGGCGAACTGTGTCAAGGATTGTTGATGCTGGCACTATTGCACCATAGAATCGGTGTCAATGAACGGGCCTAAAAGCCCCGACACCCTATTGAAAAGACTGCGGCCTAAACGATATGGGCTCACGGTTGTAAAGTCTACGCCTTCAATCTGTCCACCAGGAGCGATGCGCGATTGGAATACTTCTACTGATACTGCTAAGACTGCTGACTCTACGGCTGCGTTTCCTACATAAGTAGAAGCGCCTGAAAGAGTTGCCAAGCCTGAAGGGATTACTTTTCTTTCGGTAACATCTGCGCCTGTAATTGCAACAGTAAAGTATCCATTAAATTCTCTGTAAGCACCGTCTAAATAGATTCGTGAGCTTGAGCGAACAATGAAATCCTCGACATCAATGTTGCTTGATTCAATAATTGTAAATGTTCCGTTAAATGGAGCGCCTACGCCTGTAATGACTACGCTCTGACCCTCTGAAAAATTGTTATCGCCTAGAACTCCATATGTTGCGATGTTATCTTGCAATGTGACTGTGTCGATAGGACTTGAGTACTTGACAAGCATAGGCAAGATAACTGCCTCAGCCGTGTCTATCACATCTGTTAAATAACTGTCGCTGTAGAGGGAATTGGAAACGCCAAGCACAGAGCGTAATTCTGCTGGTGTGACTATTGTTGCCATTTCCAATTCCTCTCGTTAAACGGCTGGGGAGGCGCCTCTCT